TATCTGTTTGATTCCAGATACACTTATTCACTGAATCATATACATAAAACACCCCCCGGTTGATTGTTATACATGTTATATTTCCTGAAATGGTTCCTACGTGTATATTATTAGAATATAGATTTCCACCGACTGCGTGATATATGATGTTATTTGAAACATAGAATGCAGTTATTCCCGGAACTCCCATTTCGAGTGAAATCTTGTCAGGAGTGACAATATGCGAGAGGGTCAACGGATATGCGGGTTCTAAATTATATTGTAATCTAGAAAGCGGACTTGTTGTAACGCCTGCTGCAGAAAGTGTAGTTGTTGTCCAACTGGCATCATCGGAGTCAACCCAATTTGGGCTTGTGGTTGTTGAAGCGATGCCCATTGCAGGCTGTGAGTAGAGCTGTAGATAGCGCACAACCTTATTATTATAATCAGAAATATAAAGATTTCCACTTATGGCCGAATACGTAATATTCATCGGCCCATCTAAATTCGCCAAAACGCCTTGGCCGCCGTCACCACCGTATCCACCTATACCATTTCCCGCAAGAACCCCCGTTTCCCCTGTTATGAGTTTCACATAGTACACGGTACACTGTACATAATCCGAAATAAATAGAGTATAACTATTGGAGTCGTATGTCATAGCAGATGGGGCAATCATGTTGATTTGTATGGCTGCGGTGGTTCCAGGAGTGGCAATGTATTTAGTCGGTGTTGCACCTATTTCGACCTTATAGACACATTTGTCATTTGCGGAACATATGAGGAGGAATGGGGTTAGCTGGTCCGGCATAGTAAGATGGACAATACTATTTGGGAAATTCACGTTCGGCAACGAAACAGTCGAAAGAATATTTCCAGTAGTAATTTCCACAGTATAGTAACTCGACGGACTTGCCTGATAGGCAGTCACATATAATATATTACCGTTTGTGCACAAACCATATGGTTTTATTACCGCGCATAGTTGCGTTACTGTTGGCGAACCCGTAATAGGAATCTTAAGAATTTTATTTCTCCCATAGGACGCCACATAGAGTGCCGTCATATCATTTGCAAGCCCCGCAGGGTATGAAATCGACGAATCGGATGACCAGACGCCGCCATTCTTCACGATTTTATTACCAAGTGTATCTGCCACGTACAGCTCTGTACCAATTTCCACAATTCCATTTGGCGTTCCTATTCTGCTCCCCAGCGAGAAAATTTTCGGCATGATTATTTTATTTATCGGAACAGACACCGGCTGAATCCGATAATCAATAAGCGTCTCTTGGAATTCATACTTGCCCGAATTGTACGGGTTTATAATATTCCCTACTACATATTGTGCCAACGACACTCGATTCTCATTAAACAAAATTATACGAGTTCCCACATTCTGTTCCTGGTTGTTCGAAGAGAATATGCAGCGTATTCCCACAATTTCCGGGCTTTGAGCACTAGCAGAACCTGTTAAATCAATTTCTATAAAGTCGTAGCGTTTTCCACTTGACCTATAAGAATCGGCCCAGGTTCGGGCGTTATGAAAATATCCTCCTAGACCGTCCGTGACCTTTGCAGGATACGTTCCTGGAAATATAGATTCGGATTGTGCGCCCTTCTGATACGCATAATTTGTTCCATCCGCTCCGTAGGCCATAATTTGAGAAATTTGTACGTATTGACTCACATTAAAGACGCGTATATATCTACAAGGAATACCGCCGTTTGGACCTGGGTTAAATCTTGGCACAGTCAATAGAGGTACATTCGCACAAGAGGTAGTAGCTGGACTTACTTGACCAGGTGGGCATGAAAATCCAAGTGGAATGATAGTAGCTCCTGTAGCAACATTTTCGGACATTTGCCCAGCCTGTGTTAAAAATTCCGAATATTTTCGGAGAATCGACACACCTATAATATTTGTTGCACTCGGAAATATAATATTATTTACACCTGTCAAACTTATAGGGACGTTTGAATAGTCAGAATTTTGTATACTGGGGTCCAAAAGTGCAATGACATCCCGATATTGGTTGTATAATTTTATTTTCAAGCCAGTAATTATCGGAGTTTCCAGTGTTGGAATCAGAAATACCTTAACAACTTCATATTCTGTGCCAAAATTTACCTCTACATATGTACTCTCAAGCGAATTTACAATAAAAGCCTCTGTTTCTACTCCAGACGGAGTCTCTTCCAATTTCCGATAGTATTTCCCATCAGTCACTTTATAGGAGTAAGCCCTATTTTTAGGGGAATACGTCGGCATAAACAGTGCAATATTTACACCATTTGGGTCCATTACAATAATCTGTGAGAGCTTGATATTTACACCTTCCAATCTCACATACTGTGTCATTATACCACAACCCGTACATCCTGCTGTAATTTTCCTAGGACGAACTTCCAAATATCCCCCGTCGTTTAATGCTGATATTGTTCTACTCCTACGGAAATCCAATATATCTACGCCGAAAATACTAACATATTTAGAAATAAGATTCACACCCACGCGGTTTAGTTGTGCATTGAATAATTCAATGATTACATTATGTGAGTCCTTGCTGCGCCCCTCCGCCGCAACAAATATGATGCTGTTCACAGAATATTCTTTACCCAGGTCAACAATCCAATATTTATCTACAGTTGTCGTAATGAATGATTTTGTTTCGCTTTTACAAACGTAATTATCGTATGATATCATACTAGGTATAGCTGAATTCAAACTTTGTTCATACTCTCCATCAACAGCCTTCGCTGTATTTGTGATGTTTGCCAGGTCCGTAGTAAAGGTGTCCTTCTCAAAGGCAACGTTAATTCCTCGAGAATCAATAACCAAAATTTGTGAAATATATAACTTTCCACCTGGAGGGGGGGTTACTTTTACATACTTTGTGCTTACTCCATTTGTGTAATCGTATAGACTGCTCATATCGTTGCTTAATGGGGTTAACATTAAAGGTGTCATTGGTGCATAGGAGCTTAGTAAAGAAATTCCAGGATTTCTAAAATCAGCCAATCTATACACTGCAGTCGCTGTAGAAAAATTATAGACTCCTTTGTTATTTATAATATTTCCGTCGCAATCCCGTAAAGTAATTCTTGTTCCAATGGGTGCGCCCGGTATAATTACGGAATTCACCTCGCGCAAATTCTCAAACGTTATTATTTTTTTTGTAGACGTTTCTGTTACAGTTGCTTCCTCAAAAAGATTTTGACCCGTACCTTCGGTAATTTGCAAAGACGCTGTATTTGCGGGAACTTCCACACTTTTTGCAAGTGTACCAAATCTTCCGTAAGTGTATATACTAGAAATAATATCTATAGGGTAGTTTGAACCCTCATCATTCGGATCATAGCGCATATCGTAGAAAATGGCTTCTGTCGAGCCTGTTACACTTTGACCAGTAAAAGTAGAATAGAGCAGTATATTAGGGTTATTTCCGAAGAATTCAATACACATATTATCAGAGAGGGGCACTCCATTTGAGCATCTATATACGGTTACAGAACATATTTCGTATGTTTTTTCCAAATCAATGTGATATGACGGAGTTAAATCATTTAGAGCAGAACAATAGGAGAGGCTGCTTGGTTGTGGACCGAGATAATCACTCACCCCATAATAACGTGAATTTGGAAACGCCTCCGAACTCACCACAACATTTTTAAAAAGCGCAACGTCCTTTCCTGTCTTATCTACAATTTTTACTTTTGTGAATCCAAGTTGACCCGTTCCTTTTGATAGACGAACATACCTACAAATGGTTCCCGCCACACTGTAATAGGGAGGCCACAGTAATTTCGTGCTACAATGTGTAACAGATGTACTATTTGTATTGCGAAAATCAAAAACTCCTTTTACATTATTTGAAGTTAATCTTTGTGTGTATGCAAGAAAATTGTCATCGGTATAGAGGCTTGCAGTTGTACCTTCATTTCCAGACAATGCGTAAACATGCACGGCAACTACTTCAACCTCGGAGCCGAGGTCAATTTGAATATAATCTGCGACATCCCGAATCGTGTAAACAGCCGATGATCCCTCTGGGCGAGCGTAGTACATCCCATTTGTTAAAATGGTTGTTGTGTTCTGCACAGACCCGTTAGAATAATAGGTTACAGGACTATTTAATGCTACATTCACACCTCCCAAAGAAACAACCGCAATCTGTGAGATTTTTAAATTTCCCATAGTTTCTCGTGAAATCCTCAGATAACGCCCAAAATATCCACACGCCCCCGTTCTAGAAGGATTAATAAACATTGTTGCATTTGGATCTGTCCTAAAATCAATATATTCAGTGGCGGTATTTGCAGTCAACTGGCGACTTGCAATAGCAACATTCTGTGTGTTGATAATATCAAATGTCAGACCTCTACTATCATACTGTGACCCTTCAGCCTTTGTGTATTTAATGGATGTAATATCATAGACTGTAGCTAAGTCAATTTGAATCTTCAGTGAAATCAGAGAGGGGGGTACAGTATATCTAAAGCTAGATTGAGCATTCTCTACTATCGCGGACAGCCCCTGAATAGCAGGAGCGTTTATGACATTCACTGATTTTTCAAATGCCACATTTTTCCCTCTAGAATCAATAACGCATATCTGAAGAATATTGAAGTTACCGTCTGCCTTTGAAATATGTATGTATCGTCCTTGAATACCGTGAGTTACAGTATTAGTTGTTGTAGTGGGTTGTACAGGGTATGTGGTTGTTGCCAGGGTAGCGGTAGGGAGTAAGAGTGTGACTTTGCGAATGCGGTGGTTGTCCCTGTCCGCGACAATGACGTTGCCGCTGCTGTCCACGGCCACGCCGGTAGGGTTGTTGAACAAAGCGCCTGCGCCGATGCCGTCGGCAAACCCGCCCGACTCGTTCCCAGCGAGCGTGGTGACCACACCGCCCGGTGTGACTCTGCGGATGCGGTTGTTGACGGTGTCCGCGACAATGATGTTGTTGTTGCTGTCTACCGCTACGCTATAAGGAGCGTAGAATGAAGCACCAGCGCCGACGCCGTCGGCAAACCCGCCCGACCCGCTTCCAGCGAGCGTGGTCACCACACCACCTGAGTTACTATCACTTGTAGTTATCTGTACGTCATTCCAACTTGTTTTCCCTGTCGGCAAACTTATTTTGCGGATGCGGTTGTTGGGCGAGTCCGCGACAATGACGTTGCCGCTGCTGTCCACGGCCACGCCGGTAGGGACGACGAACGAAGCGCCTGCGCCGACACCGTCGGCAAACGTGCCCGACCCGCCTCCCGCAAGCGTGGTCACCACACCGCCCGGTGTGACTTTGCGGATGCGGTTGTTGCCCGCGTCTGCGACAAAGACATTACCGCTGCTGTCCACGGCCACGCCGGCAGGGCTCCTGAACGAAGCGCCTGCGCCGGTGCCGTCGGCAAACCCGCCCGACCCGCTTCCAGCGAGCGTGGTCACCACACCGCCTGAGTTACTATCACTTGTAGTTATCTGTACGTCATTCCAACTTGTTTTCCCTGTCGGCAAACTTATTTTGCGGATGCGGTGGCTGCCAGTGTCCGCGACAATGATGTTGCCGCTGCTGTCCACGGCAACGCCGGAAGGGTACTTGAACGAAGCGCCTGCGCCGACGCCGTCGGCAAACGCGCCCGACCCGCTCCCAGCGAGCGTGGTCACCACACCGTCCGATGTGACTTTGTAGATGCGGTTGTTTATACTGTCTGTGACAATAACGTTGCCGTTGCTGTCCACGGCCACGCTGGTAGGGCGATTCCACGTGTAGTCGCCGCTCCCCGCGAGTGTGGTCACTTCAAAATCAGATATAATCGGTGCTGTATTTTGACAGTCTAAGAGAGTTGTTGTAGGTAAGCCATTACTTGGAACAATAAAGCGACTCGGAACAGTAATAAAATGCATTTGGAGAGAGGAGGTAATAGAGTACATTGGTCCGGCGAAAATTGGGTTTTTATCATTTTTGAGAGATTCCAATATAGAATCGCGAAGAGATGCTTTTATGTTCTCCGTTCTCTCTACAAAGATACTGTAAATTGTTGATCTGTATGCAATATTGCGATTTATATTTTGTATAGAAATGTCATATGCATTCTTAAGTTGTTCAAAATCATATGATGACATTCTATTAGGATTCACCACCCCTTGCTGTAATCTAAAATACTCTTGTGTTTCAAAATTGTTTTTTATACTTAAATAGTAATCTATTGAACGCTTTCCAGCCTTTGTGTAATCTATAAAACTTTGTAGACTTTTTCTATAATTACGTATATTATTTGAGTATGAAGATAACGTGCTAACCTGGTATGTAATGTTTACGGTATTGTGTGTTGATACACGAGTAACTGGAAAGGGATTATAACCTGCTTTTATATACTCTAAATTTGTAATTTCATCGCGATTTTCTAATAGGTTCGTAGTAAGTAATGTGGAAAATCCATACAATGTTGTTAAATAATTTGTATACCTATAATTGGATACTTCATAGTTTATATCGTATGATATTTGAGATTTTGCTATGTATGTTTCGAGGTCAGTCATCAGTGTAGTAATGGCATCCTTTTTTAGTGGAAATGCCTTATTTGTTTGTTCATCCTTAAGAAAATTAATCGATGACTGTATGTGATACATATTATTTTTTAAGCTACAGACTTCCTCTATGATATTTTTAATTAGGCTCGGTTTTTGATAATCAATTAAATAAGAAATTCTAGGAATATCTACTATTATTGGATCCGTTTCAAAAACCTCCCCTCCTGTTTGTTGATAAGAAATAGTATAACCTAATTCTTCCAAATGCATTGATATCTGTTTTATTCTATTCAATGCAGTGTCCATTAAAATAGTAGATCTAAATGCTAAATCGCGATATTTATATAGTAATTGCTGTGTAGAGCCATATTCCATTAAAAGCTGTTCTATCATTGACTGATAAAGAGAGTACTTAGAACTATATAAAGAACTAATTTGCAAAGCATTAATTGAACTTGTTGCAATGTATGTGGATAAATACATCTGTTGCGAACTTATTTGTCTATTTAAATAAAAAGTAGACAAAACATTCGCATTATAGTTATCTTCAGCAATAATAATATCTTGATTTGTTGCATCTAATATTCTGCTATACTCTGCGGAGTAAATCTCCTCTATACTTGCCAGTAAATTTGCATTAACTCGTTCCTCTGTGGCAGATATTGCTCTTGCATTATGTGTTGAATATAAAATCTGGATGGTGCTATACATAATTTGAATATCCTGCATAGATGCACCACCGGTCTGTATACCTGTAAAAATGCTTCTTAGAGATGTGAGATAGGAATCAACATTTACCCCTTGGCTCAAAAAGTTTATAATATCTTCTATTTGATTCTTCAACATTGAGGTAGAATTGAAAAGCGACGTTGCATTTATTTCCTCTTGCTGCAATCTCAGAAATTTTACCACATCGTTTGCAGTACTTAAATGTTGCTCCCAGAATTTGAAACTTTGCAGTGAACTTCTATATATAGAGGATATATTCGCATAATTTGCAGAGATATTTTGCATAAAATTTATATCTCCATTATATGTGCTAATGGAATATGAATAATTCGTGGATGCCATCTGGTCAGCATTCATTGCACTAATCCATAGGGTAGAATAGCCATAGAGCGAGCTAAATTTCAAGTGTAATTCACCTCTTGTACAACTGAGTATTTCATCTTTGTGTTTCAGACTATCTGAAAAATAGGTACTTACTATCGTAGAATAATCGCATGTAATATATGTATTTAAAGTGTTTGTATTTTCGGAAATGTTATCCTCTAACCTACGAATCATTGATGACATGTATTCCAGTTTGTTTCTATTATATAATACCGTGTCTGAAAGTTGCATAGAGGAATATGCACTTAAAATATTCCGTAAATTTTGAGAGTCAATACCACCCCCTATTTGTTGCCCCATCTCTGTATTTATCCACAATTTTCCAAAAATGTCCTCTTGGAAAATCCACTGAGCGTTCATAATATCCTTGTAGACAGATGCAATTGTTGAAGTGGATATATTCTCCAATGTAGATGCGGCTATATACGCGGCCCAGTAGTTACTAGACGCAGTAGAATATGCATTTAATGTAGATATATAATATGTACTTAATTCCGCCTGGTGCGTTGAATACGCTCTATGTATGGCAAGTGCAGTATTGTATTTCGATTCAGCTACTTGTTGTTGCCAATAAAGAATAGGCAGAACTGTAGCACCACTAATATCATTTATTCTCTTTATTCCATTGGCTGTACTTTGGTAGCTCGAAATAAGATCTGTATTTATTAAATATTGTTCATTATACTGTGAAAGTGTACTGTATCCATTTATTGCCAATAATTGATTAAATAATGGATCGTCCTCTGTTCTGTTTATAAATGCGGATGAAAATAAGTTATGTAACATTGATATTTGAGAATAACCAGGACTTAAAAGTGTCGCTACAACTGATATGGACGATATACCTGTGGTACTAAATATTCCGATATCAGCATTTTCCTGTAGATTTCTTACTTGAGCAATAAGACCGTCTATAAAATTATTTATATGGGTTTTTGCAGATATAGACATTATACTCTTTAAAAGAGATATATATTTTTTTAGACCTCGCAACGTAAAAGAACATGTAGGCTACCGTTATGTGCATAAGTTAAGTACCCCCTTTAGGGGTAATTATTTTAAGCCTACATCACTATTATAGGCATATTCCAAAGTTAGGTACACCCTTGTGATGTACCTAACTTTGGGATATGCCGGTAAGTTAGGTATCGGTATGTGCCAAAGTTAGGTACACCCTTGGGGTGTACCTAACTTTGCCTACATGCCTACAGTAGATGTGCGCATAAGTTAAGTATCCCTAAAGGGGGTACTTAACTTATGCACATAACGGTAGGCACATACCGGTAACTTCAGCACATCATCACACATTACTTTGTAGTTGAACCGTATCTGACATTAACGTATTACTTTGTAGTTGAACCGTAACCGACATTAACGTTTAAGAATAATTCAACGGCAATAAAACATTAAATTCGGTTGGATTAGAATTAAACGGAACTTCTGCTACATAACCAGTCCGATATATTGGATTTGGCAATATAAATGTTACGTATTGATTCAATGATTGTATATTTGACCACTGTGAATTAAAAACCGTCATTAATGAATTTGTCTCTATCTGTATCAATGATATTCTATCATTTTGAGATGCAACAATCTGAGCCGCCTTTTCATCTAATGAAGTTGTTAATGGTACATAGGTTGCTCTGTATGATTCTTTTAATGTTGGAGATGAAAAAACATTAATTTCTATTTTAGTAAGTTCTTTTTTAAAGCCAATAAACGATGATTGTAGTAATATTTCTGCATCAATATTTCTAAGTATGTTATTTATTATATTAGGTATCGGATTAAAGTTATTTATAATTGTTTGCATTTTTGTTTGGTCAATAATCTTTGAATTAATCAGTGTCACTATATTTGGATCATTTGCCTGAATATTTTGATAAGAGAGAAAGTCTATTGTATTATAGAGTTGCAATTTTTCTAGGGCGAGTTGTGAAGTAACAAACTCAACAAAGGCCTCCCACTCCTGAACAGAATATTTTATCTTAAGAACCTTATTTTTAATCTGTGTAAACTTTTTCGAAAAAAATGTGTCTGTGTCATTATTTAGCTTTGAATATGCACTAATTGTACTTTGGTTCAACCAGAAGAGTTGATTTTCATACGTTGTAATTGAATTTATAATATCTCCCTGTTGTGCAATAAGACCTGTTACTGGATCAAAGAGCGAATTTCTTATTCTATTATAAAGTGGATCCGTAGTATAACTATTCGACTGTTCCTGGTACGATGATGAAATGAAGGTCATTGTTGAAATAGTGTACAATGTGCTTTGCATCAATGTATTATACAAATTAATATTGATAGTGTCATTACCTAATGTTGTTGATATGGTACTCAATGTAGTTGGATCTGTTTCAATTTGTAGACGAGCTGCTTCTTCCAAATAGTTATTTACAAATGAGCCACCTGTTGTACTTAGAGATCTGTACAAAGATATTTGTGCGTTTAGTGAAATATCATTTGTTTCTATCTGCCTAATAATTGTGCTATATTCAGCAGCATATCCGTTCATTGTACTTATATCGTATTGCTCTTGAATAATAACAGCACTCAATGTAGAATATAGGGTGCTCAAACGGTGAGAGGCACGATCAATCAATGACATTTTTGTATAATAATCTATAACTGCAGTACTATATGATTGTATTGTTGATTCATAAATTGCAGTCAAACCGTATACTGGTGTGTCAATACTTGTCTGCAACATTGTTATAAGAGATTGAGTGTTTATAACTGTGTAAGTTTGTGTTGAAATTAACGAATCAATCTGTGCAATAAGTGCAGCTATATCAGTAGCTGTTAGCGAAGTTAGCTGATTCGAGTTGGTTATAGTACCATAAGCGCCTCCTGTAATTTGATTTACTATTTCTGAATCGATCGTACTTCCATCAGAAAGGGTCACTTCTGAAGACATTGTATCTTATTTCTAGGAAGAATATTTCTTTAACTGGGTTTCTATCTCAGAAATGATTTTCAATGCACTTATACATTTTGGAATATCCTCATCTCGATTTTCTGCGAGTTTTGTAATTTGTGTATCTATAATACTAGTTATATCTTTTAATTCACTACCATTGATACTTGATGTTTTAAGTTTTGTATATTCTTCATTTATAGTATTATTTTTAGTTTGAATTATACTCTGTAGTGTACTCAACGTTTCTTTTTGTATTTGATCCATTGACGTTTGTATTTCAGATAAAAAATAATTTATAGTTTTTAAATGTTCATTCATAATTGTCCAAGTATCATATATCTTCAACATATTTATATACGAAATATTCGTATAAAAGTCAGATACTTTCAAACTCCGCTGAACAGTATCCATGTTTGATAATGAGTTATTGGAAAAAAGCTCGTCCATTTTTGTAATATTGTCTTTTATTTTTGCAAGTTGAATATCATTCAAATAGGGTTGTAAAAGAGCAAATGTCGTTTGAAACGCAGTTCTTTTCCCTGTAGAATCTAACCATAATGATTGATTTTCAGTGGCCAACGTATTCAACACTTTTTGTATTTCAAAACGGATGTCAGAGCGAATTTTTTCATATTCGTCAAATATGGGCTTGAGTTCTGCCTCTGCATCAACTGCCTTTGCAATATGTTCATTTGTTGTTTTGTTTGATGCATCCACTCTTTTATTTATATCCATATTTAACCGGTTTAAAGTATCAGTTGATAATATAGTATTTGCATTAATATTGATTTCTGTATAAAAATTCTCATATTTTTCGATAAAAATTTCTAATTGCTCCATAATATTTTTTTTAAATAAAGAACGAAGAGATATTGATAATATTTGTGTATGTTCAATGGGACGCCAATCACGCTCTATGGACGGATTTTCCATTTCTTCAAATGGTATCATAGATATTGCATATCCTTTTAACGTAGGCGTGGATGCAATAATAATAGCTGTTTCTCTTGTATATTTGTGTTGTTCTGTTGCGTCTGTATATATTTCGAGCCATAAAGCCATTTTTTTCTTATATTTGATTAATTCTTCTATTTTTGCTTCGTTTTCCTGCATTTTTTTATTTCCAATCTCATTCGTATTCTTTAGCTGTTGCGTGAAAATATGTACCACATGTATTTTCTCAATTTCATTGATTTCTTTATACAATGTTAGTGCAGCGTCTATAAGAACCTGATTATTATTTACCCAATCTTGAAGAGCATCTAAATCCTTCGGTATTTTGTTTAATGATTTATTCAACTCATCAAGAATTCCATCAAATTCTGTTTGTTTTTCAGCACATATCTTGAATATTTTTTCTAACTCCTTGTTTCTGTTTCCGTTTGTTAACAGCGTTTGCTGAATTTGAATGTTTTGTATGTATCGAATACTTTCCGTGATTTCAATTTTTTTTACTTCATTTAAATCCTTTATTTTTTCGCGGATTTTTTCAATCTTTTTAGAAATCATTTTAAAAAAATTAGTTGCTTTTAACCCTATTTTATACTTTTTATAGACGTTTCCAAGAGTATCTTTTAGCTTTACATCAAATGTGCTTATTTCCATCATTGTATCTGTCGATTTATCCGAAATCACATTTTTTCCCATCATTACATCTATACTTGATTTGTATGAAATGTATGTAATAAAAAATTCCTTGATATTTTCTATACAGGTTGTGAGCAATTCACATGTTTTTTCTATACCTGAAAATACTTCCTCATCTTTTCCGCTTACTTGATTGTATACAAAAAGCGTTTTACAAAAAGATAAACAACTTTTTAGAGATATTAAAGTGGAATCAATATACGCCTTACCTGTCATGTACCGATATGATAGTATTGTAATTTCCAATGTGATATTCCTTGCCTCTTTTTGTTCCTTTGTTAAGACGTATGGATACGTGTATGGTTTTATTTCATAAATTAATTTTTCTTCATGCTCACTTTCTGGAATATAAGCATATCGCGAAACTAGATTTTCAACATATGTAAGGTGTAATGGAGGATAGAATATGAAATTTTCTAGTAAAATATATTGCTTCAAAGGGCTTATTAGAGGAAAACCAGTCGAACTCACGTAGATAAATATATTTTCTTGTGGTGAAATTTGTTTTACAAAAATGCTGCGAAAAGATTGTGTAAATACATCTGAATATGAAAATTTACCGTATTGAACAATTGGTGTTGTTGAATTTAGTACAACTTCCATGTTTTTTGAACTGGAGGTTTGTGTCATAGTTACCCCGTTAATTTGTAGAATAGGTGATTTTAGATATTTTGTATAACAAAACTCGTCTATGGCAGGAATTCCCTGCTGGTTGCAGAAAACAGCAAGACCCGTTGTAGCTTCGCATGCCATGTTTATTATTGTAGGAAAAATTCCTGGAACAAATTGTTCCCCCCAATCGGAATTTATTTCTAAGTCTGACATTTTCTGCGTTCCTTCCAACACATTTATTTTATACGGGGATGCTCTGTGAATATCATCTATATCATAAATACATGAATTATCATCTAGTAACGCCTCTATAAGAAATCCGTTTTTATCAAAGAGCGGAACTTTTTTGCTCCGCATGAAAATTTTATTCGGGAATTCGTCTATTTTACAGCATAGAGAGCTTCTTGGTGTATCGTATATAGTGTCATATGCAATGCGTATATCATCCCATTGAACTCGACCGTATAATTGCGATTCTAAGTCGGTTGTATCTATAAATACATATATACAGACTTCGTTTGGCCCAATAAAATCATAAATGTCTTCCATTGTACCAGGAATACGAATTTGTATGGCAATATCTCCAACATTTACACATATAAAAAATTCCCCATCTTCCATCGCATACTTTGGTAATAAAACCGGCATTTGTGGGGATGGCATTTTCATTTCATATATACTGTTTACAGCATCTCTAGGAATTTCAAACTGATTGTCCACAATATGAAAATATCTAGGAGTTATTTGCAGGTTTGAAATAGAATCCAATATACTCTCATTCTTTGAATATGGGCTTAAAACCATAAATTTTTGAATGAGAGGATAACCTAAAGTGTCGCGAAATGGAATTTTTTTTGTAAAAAAATTATCCTCTTTGTTTTTGCTAATGGATTCCAATGAGGGAAAGAAAAAGTTTACCTCCAATGTTTTTTCGTCTAAGTAGTCAATTGTTCCATTGTTTTTTGTAAAAATATATTCAATCATTGTAAGAGAATTATCATGCTTGTTTATTTTCCGAACATATTTTGTTTGCTGTGATATCTCTTTATATCTGTATACAGAAGGGATCGGATACGCATTTTTCAGTTCAGTCTTTGTTGATGGATACTCTTTGTTTGTATTTAGTATTTTTAAAAGTTCTTTCACTGCGGGATATAAAATATTATATAGATTATTAAAATCCTTATAGTATCCCTTCATTTCGCTATCTTTTTTTTTAAGAATTGAAATGAATAGTTTTGACGAAATCAATTTCATTTCCTTGCTTTCTACTTTCTTCAAAAGCGTAGTATAGAATGTTTCAATACAATTTATTTCATTACGCAAAAAAATAAAATCACCTTCTGTAATTTGATTCCGTATTAATTCATAAAGGGTTTGTATACTATTTAAATAGGCATCTATATATTTAATTTCATATGGAATATCTCCCCTTTTTATAAGAGTATTATCGGTTTTTATAGTATTATTATATGATAACCATTCCCCAGATGTTATAATATGTTCTAGTGTATTAAAGTTAACCAATAGTGTTTCCCACATATTTTTTATAGTCGTATTAGAAAATTTAATGCCTTCTTCAAATGCCTCTATTTTTCTCGTAATTTTTGCGTAGAGCACATCATACTTATTTTTTCCAGCTTTGTTCACCTTTTCAATTCTGTCTCGCAATTTTCCTTGTATTTCTTTCATTGCAGATGCTAGTTTTTGTTCATTCAATAACTCTGCAGAAATTGCCTGAGTTCGTTTTATTATTTGTTCACTTTCGTTGTTTTGTTTTTTCGCATTATAAACAACTTTATCTAGGTCATCTAGCGAATTTATATAGGCTTCTAACTCTGTGCTGACAGATTTAAATTCTAATAGTTTGCTGTTTAAGTTTTCTTGTGTAAAAGGTTCGATATAACCCTTTAAATCTTTCATGGCTTCAAATGTTGCAGCAAGTGTTTCTATCCTTTTTTTCCTTGCAAGTAGTGCCGCCTTCACCAAATTTTGTTTAACTACTGATATTTGTAGCAGGATCGCAGCGGCTTTTTGTTTTAAAGACGGCGCTTTTTGTAGAATTTCTGCATCTGGTAGTTTATTTGAATATGTTTGAACCGCTACATCAAATCTTTTAATATTTTCCCCTATAGAAAATTCTGATTCGTAAATTTGTGTTGATATATCTTTTAAGAATGTAAAAGAGTCTATTGTTGGTAAATATGGGTGGTTTAAACTCAATAGGTACTGCTCATTTTTTTTGTAGGCAATATAGCCTTCCATATGCTCGTTTTCTTCCTTAGTCAATACTCTGGAAAAGACCAGAATTTCTGAAAATTCTATAACTGGATTTGATGGATTTATTACGGAGATAACAAGTATTTTGAGAGTATCATTGTAGGTGATTTCAATATTTGTAGAAAGACTGTATATCGAAATATTTGAGGATGATAACTTAATTTCTTTTGAGCGCATTATTTCTTTATTTTCTCCAGGCTTTGATGTATCAAACATACTTTCTAAGGAAATTGCATCTAGTTTTTCAGGGTTAGAGGAAAAGAATGGAAAATTTACTGGAGTATTTTTATTTAAGTGAAATGGTATAAAAGAGTTGGGCTGTGAATCGACTACACTTTTTATTTCTGAAAGGACCTCACTGTCTAAATTACCCTTGTATTGAATGAGTATTTTGTCCTTAAGAGAGGGAAGAACATCAGGTAGTTCCGTATATTTATTTATAGTTCTATAGACAAGACATTTTTTATCTGCTTGTGTCCAAAATGCAAGCCCATCTATACTACCGGGATTAAAATCAGCTATTTTACTTTTATTCACTCCTAACATATACAAATTGCCGCCACCGGCTATTTTTTGAAATAATTTTCTTCTTGTTGACATACTCTATCCTTACCATTTTTTTTCACTTTAGATAAATATCGCGAATAGCGGCTTCTGCCAAAGGGTCTACAGGCATGTACCGGTATGTGCATAAAATAAGTACCCCCTTTAGGGGGTACTTATTTTATGCCTACATCACTACTGTAGGGATGTGGGCTAAGTTAAGTATCCCCCAAGGGTGTACTTAACTTAAGCATATCAGGGTACTTAGTAGTGAATCAATGCCGACGGCTCTTATAGACTCCGCGGCGACGACCACGACCTTTTCCACCTCCAGTCTTTAAACATGCCTGATTCATAGAGTGAGCATCATAGGGTGCCTGAACTAATACAGGCGCACCTGCTTGACCAACCCAAGAGGAGGGTTGATTTGAAAATCCAGCCGTAGGTGCTTGATATGCAACCGTATCTGCACCCCCTCCACCCTGAAAATTACATCCAAGTTTTGTCACAGGCGCATACACGTTTGGCCCTGTAGAAGAGCTTGCGGGATAGGGCGCAGGAGCAACCATGTAGCGCCCACCGCGTTGGGAGCGCCGCCGCCTTTTGCTTCCACGTCGCTGCCGTCTACGACTACCTCCTGCCATACCCGGAAGACCTCCAAGCCCTGGTGGAGAATATCCTCCCATTGTCCCCGGTCTTGCTGCAGCCATACAGGATGTGCCTCCTACTACCTCAGAGGCGTATGGTGCACCAGGTGATACCGCTCCACCAAATGAATAAGTATTTCCACCTCCACCCGTCTGTCTTCTTTTACGCGTAGGCATTTCTAAATATATAAAATATATTTTATTGGACTAAAGCACATGTTCCTATATATAGAATAGAGGATGGAGGTTATAAATTCCCGAACAGAATTGTACGATTTATTCGGTGAATCTATTTTCTGTACTATTTGTCAAGAGCCAATACAAGAGGGTGAACGAGTGCGTGTAATTGAAAATTGCCAACATGGTTTTCACGCATCCTGTATTGAACCATGGCTTCTGAACAAAGGAACATGTGCTCTTTGCCGCTGTACGATAGACGAACGTTTACAGCGAGTGAGTAATAGTCTTCGCAGCATTATTCAGAATAATCCAGGATTCAGTGTAGACGATTTTCTTTTTCAAATAGAGTCCGTGGCGCAACAGGCAGCAATAGAAACTCCTGAAAATATTTTGAAGAGATACATTCTGGCCTATTGCCTCGCGCACGGAATTTTAAGGAAATTCCAGACGGCGCCCCCGTATCGTGAAAGTGCTAATCTGATACGTATAACTCTTGCAAATTTTCATTTTGAAAGTGTACGTCCATATCCATTGGACTCGTCTACACGGGCTGCACTGAGGCGTTCGCAATTTTTAATGCGAAATGAAATAATTCGGAGACTATGTTGGCAGGGATCAACACGAAATTTCCGAGTAATACCCCAAGTATCTTCGCTGTTTCACCGAATTTCAGTAGCTACTGGAACTGGTCTAAATGGAATTTGGACTGTTTAATCAGTTTGAAAGCAGACCAATAATTTCATATCCGTTAAATTCCTTTCTCCATAGAATATTTACTGGACAGCTGGTGTTTCTGGAGCGAAGCTCTTGCGAAAGGGAAAATTTTTGTACAGAGCCCTGTCCAATAAATCGTTCGTTGTCATCATACAAATCGTAGATATCAGGCATTTTATCAACGGCTTTTGCAATAGCCTTCGTGTGTGTGCTTTCTGAGGTTAGAGGAGCTACAGAAACTATGGGGCTCTCCCGTAGTTCATTCTGTCGTACAGATCCACTTCCCCCTATCCACATTCGGCGTTTACCTGCCATCTCTGGGATGAATTCAATTGTACTTACAGAATTTGCAGGCGTGTTCATACTTTCGTGAACCGATTTTGGATTTAAAATACTCGTCTGGATACCACCCATTAAACGCACATCCGGAATCCAACACCTCTCTACGAACTCCTTTAGATACTCACGCCTTTTTGAATATCCCATCGTGTCAAAAATGGCCAACCCCTTCCACATCCAAACATCTTCAATCCGAAGTGAGTGCTGAATTGTATCCAAAGTCGCAACTAAGATAGACCCACCTCTTTCACCAAGCACAGGGCTTACACGCATGCGTAGGGTACACGGCGGCGGAGCTTTCATTTTTGTTTGTAAAAAAATGGGGGCTTGTCCCGGAAGAAACACCAGAAATCCGGGCTCAGCCAAGCCATCATTTTCTATCACATAAAACATACCCTTTTGAAGAGGTTGTTTCATGCGTTCCATGTCTAAACGTTGACGGATAATTGGACCTGAGGCCGAGCATCCGTCAACGAGCATGCGTGCCTTTTCTGCAACATGCTTTGGCGCAAACTTCTTCTTTATTGGGTTCGTGTCCCGATGGCTGTTACGAATACTTCCAACAAGTTCCTCCATTCTATAGGTAGATATAACGAAGTTTTTAGACCGTGTAACGTCTACCGTGATGTGCCGCTATTATATTTCAGAGTAATTACCACCACCCTTTGTCAAATCATTCGCAAAAATTCCTGTCATAAATTCCCCACCATTTTGCGCAAAATCGGGAGAAAATTTTCCCACTGGCGCAGGAGCCCCCGTTGTTTCTCCAGCAACACCGGCCTCAACGGCGCGGTGTGTTCCACTGTGCTCACCGCCCGCATTGAACATCCGTTCCGGATGTCTTACATTCTCTTTTAAAGGCACTGTGCTATTTACTTGGTCCATAGGGTCATTTGCGCGCTCTTCCGGAAGTATTTCTACAGGTTTATTTAAAGGCGTAGCCACATTTGGAGGATTTGGTCCAGCCGGTGTAGCAAGTCCAACAGATTCCGTGGGCGGGAGAGAAATATTTTCCTTTAGAATACTTGGTGCCGGAATAGAATTTCCACGAAAGTTGTCCAGAAGTCCAGTAGCCCCTGTAGTATAGTACTTTTTCATAAAGAGCACGGAAACTTTGTAGAGTGAATACGCGAGAAAGAGGACAAGAACTATCCATAGAAGGCTGCGAAAACTCATCTGAAGCCTGTGGTGAAAAATAAATGGAAAAATATTCTGCGCAATTAAAAGGATGGAAGAGCCCGTGCAATCTGTACCAAAGGTGTCCATTTCACAGAGGATTGTGTCTTGGTATCATTCATTGTTTTTACTTTGCCTGTCAAAATCATCGGCTGTACCACTGACCTCTGTTGCTGGCCCCGCAGAGGCTGCTGCTGTCGCGGAGGCTGCTGCTGTCGCGGAGGCTGCTGCTGTCGCGGGGGCTGCTGCTGTCGCGGAGGCTGCTGCTGTCGCGGGGGCTGCTGAGCCTGTCGTGGAGACTGTTGGGCCTGTCGTGGAGACTGTTGGGCCTGTCGCGGAGGCTGCTGAGCCTGTTGTGGAGACTGTTGGGCCTGTCGTGGCGTCGGCAGAGGAGGACGAACCACTGGATGGAGAGGCGCTGGAGGAGGAGATAGATCCGGAAACAGATCTTTCATCTCCTCTGTCTGAATAGACCATCCGCGTATAAAAATCTGATTGTCGCTTGCTTTACCAAGATAGGTCTGACTATAATATGAATCAAAGGGTATCCAGTCTTGGGCTGCCAAATGAAGTTCTTCCACAATATCAGCCGATTCTGTCTGAGTCCTAGACAGAATTTCCCAGCATTTCCACTCATTGTCAATAAGTTCCGCGTAGTATCTACCAAAATCATAGAAGGTAATCTTTGATTCTGTGTCACTTCTATCGCATTCTGCTTTCGTCCAAATTCGTTTATACATTCTTATATGTATATATTGAACCGAGTTTATACCCTTCCTCAAACAAAAATTGTAGGCTCAAACACTCGCGGATATTCATAAAAAGAATGCCTCCAAAAGCCAAAAAGCTGTATCCTGCGCTTCTTCTTAATCAAAAGGGGGAAGTAAACCAGATTAATATATCAGGTGCAACAACAGGGTTTACATTGGAAGCAGCACATGCTCATTTCAAAAAGGCGTATAAACTCTCACCGATTGGTTCATATGTCTATAAAACATATACGCTGTTTCTATTTGGAGCATTGGATGGAGAAGATGGGGCTGAAAATCAACATCAAATGCCACCACCCTACGATTCTACCATATTCTATTATGATATTCTTGTGGTAGTTTCAAAAAGTGAAAATTCGTTTGCGGAACCCGTGAATTTCACTGTAGAAGAATATGAGGCTTTTTATACAAAGAGTTTCGGCGGCTATATAAGTAATGAAGACGCGGAGAGCGATAATGAGATTATTGAGGATGTAGTGGGTGATCCGATTTTGGATGAGGGAAAAGAATTCGTAAATGATGATGAGGAAGATAGTGAGGATGAGGAGGAGGATGTGGATGATAAGGAGGATAATTTAGGTGAAGTAGACCCAGACATAGATGTTCCAGAAAAAGTGAAAGTTTCTAGAAAGAGAAAAGGACCCGTGAAAAATTCATCTACATCTATTCTTTCAGGAACAGCAACAGCCTATCCCGAAAGGCCGATTCTAGAGGAGACCGAGCAACTTCAAGAGGAGGCCATTCCAACCGAAATAGTCACACACGAAAATTCTCATCGTAATAAGATTTATACTAGCCTCAAAAGACTATTTGCAGATGATTTGACAGAATTACAAATCTTTCAATTGGAGGTAAGTATTTATAATGGCGCTATAAAACGCGCAAAAATGCAACAAAGTGTTCGCTCTTGGACATATCCGCTATTTGTTTATATTTATCGCATGCACGCAATGCATATTGCAAGCAATTTCAGTAATAAAGCCTATGTTGGTAACACGGAATTATTTGAACGATTCAGGGGGGGTGAAATTCAGATTCAGGACCTCTCTAAGATGGACCAATATGAGTTAAATCCGACACGATGGAAGAGGCAGTTTGATAATCAACAGATACGAGAGAAGCGGCAACTAGAGGGGAATCGTTCTATGGCAACAGACATATTCCTTTGTAACAGATGTCATAAGAGGGAGTGTACATATTATGAGATGCAGACTCGTTCAGCAGATGAACCAATGACAATCTTTATTACTTGTCTGGCTTGCGGAAAACATTGGCGGCAATAAATCGCGAACATGAATATAGATGCAAATACCTGCATTATGTTTATTGGACAAGAATAGCGTAGACCCTTTTCCCTGTATAGCAGATCTGTATGAGATCTTTATGAAAAAGGGTATTCGTACCGTATTTTTTACTCTTGGCGCAGGTCGCTCTTGTATTCCTGAACTAGAAATCGCAGAGATGATTGGATGTCCGGTAAATATTATTTGTGAAAATGAAAGCGAAGCGACTGCTTGGGGCGAAGTAAAAGAGTGTCTGAAAACACATAAAATGTTAAACGGGGGGTTTTCAGAGGGAGCCGAAAAGAAGTGGGTACTCACAAAGAACGTTCGCATTGTTTCGCCCGAATGGAAATCTGGAAACATTCTGTCCAAGGTAAAAGAAGCCTGTAAGTCAATGTCTATATCAGAAGATAATACACGCATTGACATATTAAAGATAGATATGAAGGCAGGGCGCCTAGCCCTCTATGAAATTCTGGATGCGGGTTTTCGCCCAGCAGTTCTTATTATTCGTTGGGAAAATGATCCGAATTTACATCCCGGTGTGAGGCTTGCCGCAGGAAATCTGCAGAACTGTGGATACGTACTCTTGAAAAAAGAGGGGCAAAAATACCTTTATTTTTTTGTAGATAATGATATGTATGCCACGTGTAGTTGGGAAATTGAGGGCTCTGTAAATCCAATGGTAGATAATCTTGTACAACAGGTTCTTTCTGAAATTAGCACACCCCCACCTTCTGCGAATAGGAAAGTTGACAATAATATTTTTGATACAATTGTCGATGCGTGCTAAATCATCATCATATCACTTAGACGCCAGTATTCAAAAGTCCCATTAGGTAAAGGACGTTTAATAATATAGGGAAGACGCCGCTGCTCCAGCTCCATCTTCGCTATTTCATGAACATTTGTTACATGCTCAGGGCGAGCAATATAGGGTGGAGCGCCTTGGGCCAACTGGTTCGCGCGAAATCCGAGAATTTTTGTGCGCTCATACACGCTTAGAAAGGGTTGTGTCTTATGCACGGGGTCTTTTCCGTCGGAGGAGGGAGGTACTTGTTGTAGAGGAATATAGGGTGAGACCTTTTCAGCGTAATCCAAAATGGCTTCTGGATGGTGTCTGTAAAGAATCTCCATTGGATCACCCGCATTTCCGCTTGTTGTGGGCTCTGTTGTTACAACCACTGCGTCCAAATCATCGAAACCTCCCACATCATCCACGCCGAAATCCTCAACATCATCTGCGACTTCCATGTTCTATTAGAACGCTGAGTTTTTCGTATTCAAATTTTAACGGGCGGGAGGAGGCTGCTACCGCCAAATAACGTCTACCGTCATCTTCTAAAGTTAGGTATCGTGATGTGCTTAAGTTAAGTACTCCCTTTAGGGGGTACTTAACTTAAGCCTACATCTACTGTAGGCATATGGGCTAAGTTAGGTACACCCTTAGGGTGTACCTAACTTTGGCACAGGCCGGCACAGCCAACTAAAATTTGAGGGGGCTTATGGAAACCTTACTATTAAGAAAAAGATGAGTGAAATTGACTTAGCGGTTGCGATCAGTGACGGGAATGTTCTTCAGACGCCGGATCTGATTGTATATGATACATTTGATAAGATGAACCTTTCGGAATCAATCATGCGCGGAATTTACGCCTATGGTTTTGAGCGTCCATCCGATATTCAGACAAAGGCTATCGTTCCTATTAAGGAAGGGCGGGATGTTCTTGCACAGGCTCGTTCCGGTACGGGAAAAACAGCAACATTCTGTATTGGTTCGCTTTCCAGGGTGAATCCCGAGATAAAGAAACCGCAGGTTCTTGTTCTTGTTCATGTGCGAGAACTCGCCCTTCAGATTAAGACGGTTGCTACCTCTCTCAGTGAGTATATGGGCATAAGCTGCTACTGCGCAACAGGTGGAACGCCTCTTCGCGATGATTTGAAGGCCATTGAAAAGGGGGCACAATTTATCGTCGGAACTCCCGGTCGTATTTATGACCTCATGAATCGTAAGGCCCTCAGTCGCGATCATATAAAGGTTCTTGTATTAGATGAGGCGGACCAGATGCTAGAGGACCGTTTCAAGGAGCAGATTATGTGTATTCTTCAGATGGGATTCCCAAAGGACTGTCAGATTGCACTCTTTTCCGCAACAATGCCCGAAGCCGTTGTGGACGTTGCGAAGAATCTTCTTCAGAATCCCGTGCGCATTCTAGTTCCTCCTGAGCAAGTAACACTGGAGGGTATTACTCAGTACTACGTTCCTCTAGAGAGAGAGGAGTGGAAATATGATGTTCTCTGTGACCTATATAAACAATTGACAATCAATCAGGCGCTTATTTATGTAAATAAGCGCCAGAAGGCCGAGATGTTATATGAAAAAATGACAGCTGAGGGTTTTCCTCTATCATTCATTCATGGAGAGATGGATCCTGAAGAGCGTTCCCGCCGCATGCGGGAATTTCGACAAGGTACTGTGCGTATTATGATTAGCACAGACCTTCTTGCCCGCGGAATCGATATTCAGCAAATCAGTCTTGTTATTAATTATGAACTTCCTATTCAACGCGAAAACTACATTCACCGAATCGGTCGTTCCGGGCGTTTTGGGCGCAAGGGATTCGCCATCAATCTCGTTTCCAAAGATGAGGAAAACGTACTACGAGAGATTGAAACACATTATTCTACGAAGATTCTTGTTTTACCGAATGATTTGGCCACATTGGCGCCATAAAGTTTAGCGTACCGTTTAAACCTTACACTACAATAATATGTATATGTATCTTGTTAAAGTTAAATCATACGATACAGAAAATCCACTGTACACTAAAATACAGGACGGACCTGATACTCTTTTTGTTCCTGAAGCACGAGTTGCGAAAGATTATTTTAGGACCGGTCTATATGAACAAGCATATATAGAATGGGCTGTAGAGAATTTTGCAGATGAAACAAAGGACATTATAGACATCGGAGCGCATATTGGGATGTATACCACTGCCTTTGGGAAAAAGGTGAAGCGCGTACATAGTTTTGAATGCTCACCAAAGTCATTTAACTTTTTATGCGCAAATCTTCTTTTACATGATCTCAGTTATAAAGTAACAAAATATAATGTGGCTCTAAGTGATAAAAATGGTGTTGCAAAATATTATATACGAGACCCACTTGATGGTGGTGGAAATGGTATATCTGGATTTGCTTGTGATGTCAATACTGAAACTATCGATGTTCCTACTATAACACTTGATTCCTTGGGACTCACTAACATAAACTTCATAAAGATAGATGTTGAGGGGCATGAGGAGCAGGTCTTACGTGGAGCCGTAAAGACACTCAAAGAGAACAACTATCCCAGAATTCTTTTTGAATCTTGGCCTGAACGTTACGAAGATGTTCCTGCTAAAACTATAAGAAACAGTCTCTTTGACTTTCTCAGTTCATTAGGTTACAAAGTAATTCAAGTGAACGGAGGTACGGATGATATGTTTCTTGCCGAACACGTTTAGATCCCATTTTTGTCTAGATGGGTTTTGAACTCAATGTGGTCTTTTACTTCTTTTATTGGGTGAAATAGACCGTTCTTATGGACGGTGTCTTTTGTCCAGGTATGTCTAAAAATAACAGATTGTAATTCGGGCGCCAGTTCTTTTGTGAATTTTTTGTGCTCCACAATCGTGCTGAATAATGTTTCCACAAAACACACCGTCTTTTTTTCATTTGCTATTTTTGCAATTTCAGTGAAAATGTTCCGGGAGATGCGTACAGCGCACACTAGGCATCTGTAATAGGGGCGTTCCATCTTTCCTTCCGCATCAAACCACCAGAAAAATCCGGGGTCATCTGTTTCAGAAACGTGTTGTTTTCCTACAAGATCCGTGTGAGGGTAGCGTCCGTTCATTTCATCAAAAATATTACTGCGGGGAATAAATACATCCTCTTCTACAAACCAAACATGGGGGGCCATATTTTTTATGCAAAAGTAATACAGTGCTTTGTCCCAGGCCGAAGGCTTTTTGGGAATTGTTGAAGCGGAATTAATATAACCGGTTTTTCCACAGATATCATCTTTGATCTGGACGATATAGAGAACTCCTGGTGTTACTGGGTAAGATGTGGACGCATCTGCTTCCGTGATTTTGACTGTTTTAAAGTCAGACGACTCTGGGGGTATGTATTCATTATTATCACATATTACATAGACAACCTGTGTCTGTGTAAATGAGACCAGTATTTTCAAATATTCTTTTGGTGGAGCGACACATAAGAAACATAGGGGATATGTACTTACCGAGTGTGTAGCGGCCACTGGTTGCAATTCCTGAAATCCTTCCATCCTACATGTAAACACATACAGTAGCGTAATTATAACAAGAGAACATAAAATAGTTTTTACTATATTATGTTCAGCTTTAGAACCCATTCCTATTAAGTTACCGCTTTTTCTTAGGTTTTTGTCTACCGGTATGTGCCAAAGTTAAGTACCCCCTAAAGAGGGTACTTAACTTTGGTACATTACGTTACCTGATTATATATCTAGCGCAATACTGCTTCCAGTAGGTGGGGCGGGGCGACGCCCTCGCCGCCGCCCAGAAACTGAACCAGTCATACTACCCAAATCCTCGGAACCCCCAATACTATTAACCTCTACGGCCGCAGAAACGGCCGGCTGCATTTCAGGCCGCGCTTGTTGCTGTGCAATCCCCTCCATTGCATCATTTCTGCGTACTTGGTCGAACGTCTGTAGAATGTCATCTACGCCCGAAGGCCCCTTCATTTCTCGGCGCGCCACTTGGCGTGGCTCCATAGCCGCCACAGTCTGGGGGACTTGGGCCATCGGTGGCGCATTGCTCGCTCCAAAGAATGAACCCGTGGGTGGAACGGGAGCACCAGGTGCGTCCGCACCCCCCATCGCCATTGACATAAAGTTCCCAAAACCCGGCCCCGCCTGCTTCGCCGCCGCCGCCGCAAATTGCCGCGCCATTTCAGGATTCTGCCGTAGAATATCATCCATAGATGGCATCCGCGCCCGGAGAAACGTATTGCTCACGTGGCACATGAAACCAGAACCAGCAAGCGCCATGACAAGTCGCGCCTCGGGAGGCATCTTCCCGCGCTCCTTGTACTTGTCATAGAGTTCCTCAAATATCTCGTCAAAGTCCTCCAGATTCTCATGAACCGACTCAGACCAACCATCCAATTTCAAATCAAATGGGTCAAATTTGTCATTCATCCACTGTAGACCTGTGACTACACTCATCATGGCCTGACGCTGAAACCGAATAGACGACTCTAAGTTACGGGCATCCGCCAGTCTGGAAAATTCCGTCTTAATCTCCTCTAGCGTATTATCCATCGTAAATCGCCTGCTCGGCGCGAGTCCCTTCTGCTCCATGCGCTGGAGTTTATTGAGCAAATCAATCTTTTCTTTGCGCTCTTCTTCGGGGCTTAAACGACCTGGCGCCGGAGAAAGGGTTGTGAATGGTCCGGAAGCGCTCTGGGAATTTGCAAACAGTCCATTCTCTATTACTACAGACTTTGGAAACGTATCGGAAGCACCTGTGTTTTTAGAGAATTCAATTTCAATTGGTGCGGCGAGTCCACTCATAGGGCCGCCGCCGCTAATATTCAGTGTTATAGGTTCCACGGGAGAAATTTCAATTTCTCCCAAAGGATTTCCCATACCAATGCTATTCCCTCCACCGCCACCCAAATCAAAAGAGATCTGTCGAGTAGATCCGCTATTTCTCCCCATCCCCGCATTAGAAAGCATATCAAATCCAAGGTCATTACTGTTTAGTTCGGTAATACCAATGTCCATCGGTGGCCCTCCTCTCGCAACTGACTCCATCTCGTGGATTGTCACGCTCATTCCTTCTTCGTTTTAATTCGGTCTTTTTAGACCTATTCTGTGCGCACAACAAAATCTAGACACATGCATAGCGCATCGCACAAATCTGATTTTTTGTGCTGTTCTGCTAGGAAATTCTTCCATTTTTCACGTTCCCTAATATTTTCCTTAGTGAACCATTCATCGGCGCGTATCTCAGATGCACGTTTTCGCTCAGAGTAGCCTTTATCACCACCCTTAGCCCCCGCCGTTTTCTTTGAGGCGTGTACAAAACCCACGTGAGTACCGGGGAGGCGTTCGCGCAGAGTTGCAAACAAAAGAATCTGTAGCGATTTCATTGTGGGGTTTTTAAAAGCGGGTTGGTTTTCCAACAGGATTGTATTTGCAGAACGAAAAAGGGGCAAACGGAAATTCACGAAATTCTGGAGGGCGGTATGGAGGACTACAAGGTTTGAATTCTGTTTCACGGACTTTTTGGAAATTGGAATTGCAAATTTTGTTCGGAGGTCTGAGATAATTTCCTCTCTTCGACCCTTTGCAGAAATTTTCGGAATTGTTTTCAGAATTTTTAGAGTGGGAATTGTTTTGTAGAAATTTCCAGAGAGGTCTGAAAGAATTGGAAAATTCGGAGGTGCATGTTTCCTACAAATTACGATCTCACCTGCAAGGTGAGTTCCACTCTTTCCACAGCGCACACATATCGGTTTACGTGTAGCATCTTCACTTGTAGTACCTGCCAACAAGTCAAAATTCTCCCAACCTAATATGGACCAAACCTGTTCGGTACGCTCTAAAAGACACCAGGCCAAATTGCGGATTCCTATATCAAATGTCAAAACCCTCTTGGATGTTGACATTCTATATAGACTATGGAAGAGTCTCTAAACGACCGGATGAAGACCCGCCTTCACAAGAGGTGGTGGATACACGTTCAGTGGTGTAGCACCTCGAAGTGAATTGCGCCCCCCCTGATATTGCGTTGTGTATTGTATCTTTGGTGGAAAGGGAGTAGTATAGGGAATGGTGTATGTGCCAAAAAGTTCGGGAACTGCTTCGTGACGCCCCGTCCCAATGGGAGCGCCCCCATAGGGATTTGCACCACTTTCGGACTCGCCCTTCTGATTCCGTCTACATGCGGAACGACTACAGGATACAATCTCGGCAAGAGGGGGCACAACCGTTCTATCAAACATAAAATCGGCTCCCATGCGTTTTGCAGAAAGGCGCCGAGACATTGTGATAAGTTCTTCGCCACTGTGTTGCATGAATCGTTTTGTAGGGAACTGTTGACCGGCCGGAATATTATTTGCGCAGCGAGGTTCATAGTCTGTTATTAGGCGTGCGTCTTCCATTGAAGCCGGATAACCTTGAAAGCGATTATTGGGTGCTGGTTGTGTTTGGGCTATTGCTACATCTCTTGCTTTTACGGGAGCCAATTCAGACTGTACGTAATAGTTAGGTAATGTCGGAAGACGAAATAGTTTCGGGTCCATTCTCCTATCTTCTTACGAAGAAAGAGTGTCAGCCTCTAAGGTTTCAGAAACAAGGGCTGCACCACCAGAAGACCCCTCAGTAGAAAGAGTGGCCTCTGCACCTGTGGCTTCAGCCTTATCTGTTTCGCGCAATAGATTTACAATAGACACCTTCTTCATACTCTTCGTAACACGCAACGAGCGCTTCTCAGCGAGTGCTGTCAGTTCCTCGCGGCTCATTGAATCATAGTCGGGTGCCGAAACGACAGGTGCCTCACTCGGCGCAGAGGCAGCGTTTTCAATTACCGACGAGTACATTGCAACGGCATCATCCTTTAACTCCTCGCTGTCCTCAGGCTCAAACGGTTCTGCATCCTCCTTTATGGGTGGGAGGACTTCTATCTGATTTTCCATGTCCATATTCATTTTAATATCAAGCAAAATTGATTCAAGCAAACCAATTTTTTTATCAATATAGGCAACCCGTGAAAAGAAGTAGAAGCCCGTTGCCCCAATTAACAAAAGCAAGACTGCAAAAAGAAAAAGTGTTTCGCTCATTTTTTATTCTCCTCTTTGCTTTGTTTTTTAGGGCGCGACTTTCCCGCAACCGCCGGAAATAGTTTAAAACGATTCCATATAGATTTAACGCTGCTCACTTTACATATTCCGGGACGAACATCATATAGGAATTGAATCGTGTCGCGTTTACCAAGTATTGCCTCACAACATATTTTTTGTACGGATTTCGGAGCGGCTTCAACAATTTCGAATACATGTGTACTTGTTACACTGAGAACATTTGGTTTGTCCCACATTACCTCTAGAAATTTCTTGGCGGTCAATGTCCCATCGGGGGGATTTGTTGAGTGAAAGAGTTCGTCGTAGATAACAAGGCCGAATCCCTCCGACTTTCTGCGCTTTAAAATATTGGATGCGAAATAAACCTCTGACTCAAACATGGAGAGCTTTCCAGGAGTATCCTGTAGGCTTAATCCAGAAGATATCCACGATAATTTTCTTATTATGAAATTATCAGCAGGGGCAACACCGTATGCATGTGTTAAAAGTGTACATTGTAAAAGAGCCCGCAAAAACGACGATTTTCCACCACCATTTGGTCCCGTAAGAATTGCGTGGTGTGAATTGCCGGTTAAAGAAATTGTAGATGGAACTGCGCTTTCTCCTAGGGAAATATCGTTGATATTCAAGCCCTGTATAAGAGGGACATCACCTTTAAAGATGAGTTTACTCATGGATATAATCTTTGAATTTGCAAAACGCCATAGCACTTCCATCTCTGCAAAATCTCGTAGAGCAATTCGGAAACGCTCTGGTTGCTCTATAAGAAGATGAATTGCTCTACGAGGGTCGTCGTCAAGAATCGCGAGAGATTTCCTAAAGGGAAATATGATTTGAAGAGAACGAAAGCGGGCCATGGATTGGTAATATAAATTCCGTAAGCGAAGTACATGCTCTCCATTTTCTAAGATGTTTTTATCAATTTTATAGAGATGATATGCATTTTGAATGGGTTGTATGAGTGACTGAGCAAATGAAAACGCCATAAATATAGCCTGAATAATACTTCTTGAAGTGAACATATTCGGAGTAACTGGTTTTACTTCGCCACTTTTCATGCGCTCAAATGATACATTTGTACCAGACCACAACATTTTCATTATGTCGGTGTATTGCTCCGTGGAAATTGGAAGTTTGTATAGGAATTTTAGGAATATATAGGGAATAATCCAAGCAATAATGGGTACAATCACGGACATTAAAGGTACAGCCCACACTTTAAAGAGTGAAAGTGCAATTAAGACGTAAGGTATATAATTCAGTGAACGGAAGTATTCGTCCTGAAACGAAAGTTGGGAAAGTGCCTCCTGTTGCAATTCTTTTAAATCTTCTGATTCCGGGTTTAAGAAATAAGTAAGATTTGTTTCAATAGCTTTTACATCTTGAAAAGTTTTTTCTATTTCGATCCCAGTGATAGTATCAACGGAAGATAGTTTCATAATTGCATTTACTCGCAAGCCGTATGCAAAATTTGATGTTTTCATTGCACCCTCAATAGATTTATGAAGTATTTCCTTTGATTGCGATAGAGTGCATCCAATTATCGTAGCAATCTTATCAAGCCCTGCATCTTTTATAAGGGGCATTGTAACTCTATTATAACATGTAAGCAAATATGAAATAAAATAACCGCAAAAATCTAATTTAGAATGCAGAGACTGGTTTAAACAATTATTCTTATACTATAAGAGGGAGAAATGTCATCTGTAGATAGTCTTCAGACATTAGTTCATAATATATTGCTACAAGAAGGAAATGCACCGAAGCCTCCCACTTCTGTATGTGTTTCTATAGAGTCCTTAACGGACTTGATTGATTTTGAATCAAATATTCAAAATACATGGAGAAAGATGTCCCCGGTTTCAACCGGAAGTACATACAGACTTACATCTCCACCATCAATGGGAGGATTTCGTAACATGTCAAATTCAAATTCGCCAATCTCGCGTGTATCATCTTCAAAAACATTTGGAGAGAGTCCTGTATCAAATACATCATCGACACCTCCGCCTATTCCAAAATATCAAAGTAAATTCAAAAATAGCAATCAGCCGGTTGATGATAAAATTATTAATGTGATTATTTTGTCTAAATTGAATAAATTCAGTCAAAAAACGTACGTTGATATTCGTGATTTTCTATACCAAATTTTGGGCTCAGGTGAGCCAGACTTACAGGAAATGATACGCGATTTTATGAAACTTGTGTTTAAAAAGGCGGCGACGGAAGAGATATTTTGCCCATTGTATGCAAAACTTCTTTGTGAAATTTCCAGCCGTTACACAATTATTCTGGAGGAAATGAACAAACTACAATCTAATTATCTGAAGGTTTTTGACAATATTGAAGAGTCTGTACAGTCCGATTATGACGAGTTTGTAGAAACACAGAAAAATAAGCAGTTTCGCCTTGGTTATAGTCAGTTTTTAGCGGAACTATCTGCGCTTGAGATTCTGGATTTGAAGCTTTTGAATATAACATTTCAAAAAATTCTGGGGAATATGTTGCTGATTGGAAAAATGGAGGACAAGAAGACACTAATGGAAGAATATTCTGATTGCCTATCAAAAATGGCAAAGGTATTGAAGAAGAAAACTGGGTTGTTTTTCGTGAATGCACGTGTAACCCTTTATCAGGATAATAAAGATGCGTTAGAAAATCTTATTAAAAACCAATCTGAATTTCCAAGTGAAACATCGAAGACGCGTTTTATTTTAATGGATGTATTAGATATTCTTGTTAAATAAAAATATTGTATACGTATAGAATGGCAAAGCGCGGAACACGAAAGGCTGGTCGTGGAGTTGCAAGCCGTATTTTTACTCCTGTAGGGGTTGCAGTAAATACGGCTAGTGTAATTGTTAAAAATGTTTTTAAGGGTGCAAAAAAAGTGGGAAGCCATGCCGTAAGAGGAACAAACAAAATTATTAATAGTGTCACAAGCAGTATAAAGAATCGATGTCCTGGGCGGCGCAGAGGCTCTACGCGCCGTCGTAAAAATTGAGAGGCTAATTTTTGTATTAGCCAAATAGAATGCCACAGAACACCGCTCGTTCTAAAAAGGATTCTAGCAACGCGGGAGAGAATACCCCGGGTCGCAAGAAGCCGCAGCCACAAAAGAAGCGTGCGGGCGGGACTGGAGGTAATGGCAATGACAGCGACGACAGTGTAGACAGTCGAGGAAATTTACGGGGGTTTATTGTAGAGTCAGACGAAGAGCAAGAGTATAAATCTCCAAAGTCGCGTAAACAAAAAAATCGTCGCACCAGCTCGGAAGAAGAAAGCGATTATCAGACAAAACCTGTAAAAAAGAACACGCGTAAGCCGAAAGTAGAGACAGAAATGAGTGAATCAAGCGACGAAACATCAGAACCGCCAAAGAAACGGCGCGGATTTCTTCCGAAAAAGCAGAGGAAGCCAGAGCCGGTGTCTGAATCAGAGTCCGAATCAGAGTCCGAGTCCTACGATGAAGATAGTGAGTGGGTAGACGAGGAAGATGAGGATGATGAACGCAGTTCCCCTTCTCGTCGTGCAGAGATTAGTATTAGTTTCGGAGGGCTAGGGCAATCGTCAGGAGAGCATTTGATTCCGAAGAGGCATAATATGAAGAAGGAATCCGAAATTGTAAATAAATTCGTGAATCTGGTAACAAAGCCGCAAGAGGACGGTGGTATTGATGACCAGATTGACCAATTTAAGAGCCTTACTCCCGAGAAGCAAAAACAACTGATTACGAGTCTGGAAAATCGTCCCTCTGTAGCACAAGAGAATTTGATGTTCAAGATTCTCACAATGAACCTCACACCTGAAACCCGTAGTGTAGTTTTGTCTAAGTACAATGCGCTACAGAATATGGATCCAAGTGCGGGAGAATATTATAAGCACCGCGCCTGGTTAGAGAAGGTCACTTCTCTCCCTCTTGGAGTCTACAAGGAAATGCCAGTAAAGTTGGAAGATGGACAGGACATCTGCGGCGCTTTTATGGAGAGGGCACGAAAGAGTATGTCTGATTCTATTTATGGCCAGGAAGCATCCAAATTACAGATTCTTCAATTCATCGCGGGAAAGATTGCAAATCCTACGTCTCGTGGTTTAAGCCTTCTTCTCATAGGCCCACCTGGTATTGGTAAGACGAGTCTTATTAAAAATGGAATTGCGAAGGCGTTGGATTGGCCGTTCCAATTCATCTCACTCGGTGGCGACTCGGACGCCACGACCTATACGGGTCATCAACTCGTGTATGAGGGGTCTCATGCGGGGAAAATTGTGAACTCATTGGCCGCAGCGAAAAGTATGTCGATGATTCTCATGTTTGATGAACTAGATAAGATTTCCGCCACGCCAAAGGGTGAGGAGGTCCAGAATCTACTGGTACATATGACGGACTCTGTTCAAAACTGCGACTTCGAGGACAAATATCTTTCAGGAATTCCGTTGGACCTGAGCCGCACGATGTTTGTGTTTTCAGGCAATGATATCACAAAGATTGATAAGGTTCTTTTGGACCGTATGATTGTCATTCATCTGGAGGGCTACGAGAAGAAGGATAAGATTGAGATTGCGGAGAAATACCTCCTTCCATCCGCTCTGAAGGACGTGAGTCTCACAGAGCGAGTGAATATTTCCAAGGAGGTTATCGAATACATTATTACGGAGTATGCAGGTACGGAGCCAGGTGTGCGTGAACTCAAGAGATGCTTGGAGCAGATTGCGCAGAAAATAAATATGCTCCGGATGTTCAATACGAAGGATCTGCCGTTTCACATTTCGGATTTCCAGTTGCCGTTCATTGTGAAGAAGTCGCATGTAGACCTATTTCTGAAGAAGCCTAAATCGCGGGATATTTCCTTGGAGCGTATGTATACTTAATCGTCCATCCCCGCCACTCCGAGATACTGGAAGAGGTTCAAAAAGTCTAGAAAAAGTCCGAGACTGGCGTTTATATAGTCCCCTCGTTTTTTACATTTACGCGCAAGAACTTTTATGACTTGTGTATCATACGCCGCAAACAGGGAGAATAGACCTACACCAAAGAAGGAGAGGAGTTTTCGTCCTTCGAAGTATTGCTCTTTTTGTATCGTTGTTGTCGCTGTAAGAATGAACAGGATGATCTGGGCTACAATCAGACCTATCAGCGCTCCGAATAAGTATGGGCCGAATCCGAGCATATTATTCTTGTCATAGAGGCCCACAAGCACCATTCCCACGAAGACACCTGTCGCAAGGAAGAGTGTGCGCGCCAGAATGTTCTGCTCGTCCAGAGTCTCCACGAGTGGTCCGGAAAGTTGTCCAATAATATACGCAAATGAGATGGCGGCCACGTACTTTAAGGGACTATTCGCTGGTAAGGCCGGTAAGACGAAGATGAGCGCAAAAGAGGCGATGAATATGAGGAGCGCAGCCCATCCTGAACTGCCTAAACTATTCTCTAATGCATTGAAGAGCACAGGGTATTCCGCACTTACAGCGGCGATTCCGATGCCGACCGCAGTGTGTGCGAATGTTTTTGCAATGAAGTGTTTGCAGGTGGTGTCCATTCCTATTTAGTTGTAGATTTTTTGATGGGGTCTTGTATTTGCGTATGCCCCCACAATTCCGCATCCTGTCGTGCCCTTTCTTGGATCATTGCTGCTACTTTCGCCTCTGCCTCTTTGGCTGCAGCAGTATCTGGAGCGCGTTCTGAACAGTCAGAATTAGAACCCCAACGGTTCATCATACAGGCGAGCTTTAAACCTGGCCGACAAGAACTCATCTATATATAGAATGGATATCTTCCCGAATACGAGCCCAAAAGGTATGTTTATCAACAAAAAAATATACATGGTTACGGTATTTTTTGTCATTCTCGGGGGTATGAATTGGCTTCTGATGGGGGCCATGGGTATCAACGTGGCGCGGCTGATTCTAAATCGTCGGATGAGTTCTATTTTTTACATTGTGGTTGGCGTATCGGCGCTGATGCTTGCGTTTCGCCGCGATGTTTATTTACCCTTCTTAGGTCAAACATTATTTCCTGCAGGAACACTCGCTCTCAAGACACCCCAGAGTGCAAATGAATCTGTGGAAATTACTGCACGGCCTGGGGCGAAAGTGGTTTACTGGGCTACCGAGCCAAATATTACAATTGACCCTAAAAGCGCGAAAGGTTGGGAATTAGCCTATGAGGATTTTGAGAACTCGGGTGTGGTTGTTGCAGATGACCAAGGTAAGGCGACTCTACGTATCCGTGGCCCCCCGCAGGCCTATACAGTGCCTGTTCATGGTAGGCTGAACCCTCATGTCCATTTCCGTATTGAAAAACCCGGTGGATTTTTTGGGCGCGTTCAGACATATTATATGGATTCTAAGAAAATAGAGGGGTTTGCGGATAATATATAGCGATGTGCTTAAGTTAAGTACCCGTCTAAATCATCCCATCACAGTATAAATAGATGGAAACTTCTAATAAAATTCCCATCGGCTCCAATGGCTATGTTGAAATACTTGAGGTATTTGGTGATGATCTCACCGTAGTAAATGCCGCACGCGTTTCATTTAACAAAGAGTCTACGGAACTTGGCCCCAGAGACACCGGTCTCATAAAATACCTGGCGAAACATGAGCATATTAGCCCTTTTTTTCACCCACAACTCCGATTCCGTCTGAAGATGCCGATTTTCATTGCGCGCGAATGGTTTCGCCACACTATCGGATTTGCGCGCAATGAGGTCAGTCGGCGTTACGTGGATACGCCGCCTGAAGTATGGATTCCCGACAATTTCCGAGAGTGTGACCCGAATCTTAAACAGGGCTCCAGATCCAATAGTATCAGAGATAAGGATGCCGCAGTCAAGGCGTACATCGATGCGATGGACGTTTCACTGAAATCATATAATCATCTTCTTAGTCTAGGAGTGACCCCAGAAATCGCACGCGCAGTATTACCGCAAAGCATGTATACCGAATTTATTGAAACAGGTTCGCTCGCAGCCTATGCGCGGTTGTGTGCGCTTCGTCTGGACCCACATGCACAAAAAGAAATCCAGGAGTTCTCTGCAGCCATTTCGACTGTATGCGCAAGTCGCTTTCCGATTTCTTGGGCAGCCCTTGTTAACGGCATACAGTCTTAGACCCGTTCAAAACACATTAGATATGTATTACTTCCAAATGAAGGATATTGAATCGCTGAGCATGAATCGTCGTCATATAGATACCATTTAGTTTCATCTTCCATAGACCTACATTGTGCAGTATAGTGACCCGCCATGGAATGTCCATGATGGTCCACTATAGACACAAGTTTATAGGAACAAGTTCCCGACCTCTCAGGCGTTTCATCTGAAAAGAATGTTTCAAAAGCTATGGGACTTTCACCCTGATTTGGTAAAGCAGTGAGCGGTGTGCTTATTTTCTTGCCATTATTTTCAAAACGTTTCAAATGTATCATGAGATATTTGGGGAATCGCCATACGGAAACAGTCTGAATGGCCTCTTTTCGCCCAGTTTTCTTACACTGCTCACAATCATAATCAGAAATTGTTGTCGGCTTGAATTCATCCTGAAGCATATCAAGCAGTTGCACGCTTTCCACACCCTCCTTTGGAAGAACACCTTTCATTTCTGTAAATGGCTCCCATCTATGCGAAGTACCACTGCAGCCCTTACATGTGATTACATAGTGATACAGACCATAGAATAAATCTACAAAAGGGCTGTATGTCTTGCTGAAGTGCGTCTTCCAGGCGGTCAAAGCATCTATACAATGCTTATCTGTTTCTGTGATAGGTTCATCGCGAACAATACGCATTTCCACTTCTTGCGACATTGATTCATGAAGAATGTCGAGAATACACAGATAGAATTCATGACTGTCGTGGCATTCCTTCTGCTTGAATTTCTCAAAAGCACCGAATGAATGCTCCTCAATACATGTGTGAAATTTCCGCCAGAAGTCGGCAGGGCGCACACTCTGCTGCATTTTGCACTTTTGAAGAAGTTGTACCATATTTGCGAAAGACTTTATAAGGTTTTGCTGTTTCAACCGAGTATTCTCTGCGTTCTTTTTGAATAGAGTTGTATATCGTCCCTCTTCCAAAATCCAGGGAATTTTTTTACAGTGGCGCAGGGCCTGTATAACTGCGTTTGCATAACAAGTAAAACCCATATTGACAATGCCTCCAAGTTGCGTATTTAGCATACTGTATTCTATAGAAGAGAGGCCTTAACCCCTGTTGAGTTCAATTTTTAGTATGGAGCGTAATTCCCCCTATTCAGATTCCCCACTGCTTTCGGAAATTCACAATTTATTTCCAGCACTCCTGTATGACCACGCAAGATTTCGGAACATACAGGAGGTATTTCACTACATAAGAGGCCGCCTTTGCGCAAGATATGATATTTATTCCAACGCGACGAGAGAATTTGCGAACACCACCACTTCGTACAATCGTAGAATACCTATACTATCGATGAACACAGTGGAAACTATTGGTCAATTGGGTATATCTGATATATTTCGAATGTTTTTTTATAGTGGGGATTCTAGTCAAACTAGCGCACGCAGTGTACCAACTGCTGCACAAATTCAGCGTACTACACAGCGAGTTTCATACACTGGAACAGACGAACATTCATGCGCAGTTTGCCAAGATTCTATCATGAATAATGATATCGTTCGGAAACTAAATGATTGCGGTCATATGTTCCATGATGAGTGTGTTCTTACATGGTTTCAGAGAAGTTCTCTGTGCCCTATGTGTCGTCGTGATATACTTGCGAGTCCTACAGGTCCTTCAGAGCCTCCGGGGCCTATACTGCCATCTTAACATCAGACATCGCGGAAATATAGGAATTTGTAAAGAGTTCTTGATAGGTGGGCTGGGGAGCCACCGGTTTTTCTTTTGTATACTCTTGATGTCGTTTCATTTTTTCATTAAGTTTTCTAAAAATATCAGTTTCTTCTGGGTTGAGTCCTTCGGGAATGGGTTCTGGAACAGGAGGTTTGTGTGCTCCAAAAATATAGAGTCGACTTGACTCATTTGTTAAATATGCTAAAACTACAATAATACTTATGGATAGCCAAAAAGCAGTAAAAACATTACGCGTTGCAACGAATATTACGACAAATAGTAGTATGCGGCGAAACCATTGGTTCTGTAAGAATTTATCCTGTTCAACTGTAAGACTTGTGGCTAAGTGTCGCCCACCCAAATTCAGAAGTAACATCATTAGTCCAATAAAATATGTATTTGTATTCAACCCTGAAAAAAAAGTCTCTATTGGATTCATTGCAATATTAGTTACAGCTGCCGCTGCGGGAGGCGGAAGTGCCATATCTAACGGATGCTTCTATTTCTTTTGTAAATCTGCAAGAGACCATTTTTCAATGGTGACTTCTAGATCCATTATATAAAAGAAGACCATATATATAAGAAGAAGTGTCACGTGCGCCGACCAATCGGAAGCAAGAACAATAAGAACAAGTAACATTATTCTCCATATTGCCAACGGGTATACATGAATCATTGCGAGCGGATATGCGTTTTCATATACGGCGCCTTCTACTAAATTCCATCCAAATAGGATAACTATAAATAATAATTTTATATATCCGTCTAGCGTCTTTGGAAGATGTTCCGAGAACTTCTTCATCTATGATTCTTACAGAAAATATGGGTGGCCTTTTACTTTCTTATTACCGCCAAATACTTACTGGCGTACAGTGATGTGCCAAACTTATGTTGTTAAGGACTGCTTGTGGTTGAATTCGAGCGATTGGATGTTGCACCGTCTTGAATTGCGGATGTCGTAATTCTATCATCTTCAAAAGCAATAGGGTTCTCTTTTAAAACGGCTTCAACCCACCAGGGGCGCGCATTATCTACAATTTTTACAGACGCCTTTTTATCCTGGAAGCCCTCTTCGTTCCGGGGACTTATAGACAGAATGAGTAGTGTAAATAGCGCAATAAAGAGTCCGTTCAACCAAGAGTAGTACATAGACACAAATATAGACGCAGCAAAAAGAGCGGATTTGCCGAGAGGCGTGTCCGCATATCTACGAACCCTTACGGGGTATTCACGAACAAAAACAATAGACAATATAAGAAATACAAGTATATACACCTCTATGGGAGACCATTGTTTCGAAATAATGTCCAATATTGCTTCACGCGCTCCACCTTTCATTACAGTATTTTCTCCTTGAGAGCGCATAGAGATATCTAATCTATTTGAGATTATGTGTATTTAATACAGGCATGTAACGGCATGTGCCAAAGTTAGGAATACCCTAACTTTGGCACATGACGGTATACCCTATGGGGTAAATTTCAGTCTTGTTTGCCGGGATACACTTTAACGTAGGCTAAGTTTGGCACATCACGGTACGGTCAAGTATTTCATTTAAGTACTTGGTGGTAATGTTTTTGTTCTAGGCATCGTGGCATCCGAAATTTATCTACTATCTTTTCTTTGAAAGACACAGAGGGGAATGGAACTATGTTCCATAGAAGATGCATTTCCAGATATTGAAGGAAAAAATCCGGCACCCGGCTGTAGCGATGTAAAATCATCAAAAGAGGAACGAAGAGCTGCGAGAAAACGTGCGAAAAAGTGTAAGGGTCCGCCCGAAGATTTTCTAAATACAGTGGATGATATTCCTGTCACGGACTCCGACCGTCCCGCTGTAAAACGCATGGGGGAATTGCCGGCTTTTACAAGTTACGATGATGCCTTTAAGGATTTGAGTGGGAGTGGGGGGTTTGAGGGGTTTAAAATGCCGATTCTTCCTAATGGGAATTGTCTTATAGGTGAACCGGGTTACCCAAGTTATTTTGGAAAAGGATTGGAGGATGCTACCGAAGAGGCACCGCCTGTAAATTGGCCTTCTTTAGATACAGCAAAACAACAGTTGAGTTCTATTGTAAAAGATACGGTTTCTTTGAAGAGCCTTGTAGACGGCAGCGATGGTAAAAAGGATATGTTTGCTCCGGCAGGAAGTATAGTAGGAACTGCGGGTCTTGCGCTCTATAACTCTCATACTGATAATATACCTAATGATGAGGGATTTACAAATATGTTCAATGATTCAGCGGACACAGTTTTAAATGAAACATTTGAGTATGAATTCGGAGGAAATGGTATAGAAAAAGCTGGAGCAGTAAAAACTCTTCCGGCACCCTCACTGGATGACGCGTGGAAACCACTCACTACGGCGAAAACGTCCACTGCGTTCTTTAAGGCAAAGAAGCCTATGAAACCTGTCGAGCCCGCTGAGGACAAAGTACTACGTGATGATAAAAAGAGGGGGGAAGTTGAAACAAACGCGGAGCCATTGTATAAACCGGGTGCACCACCTTCTGTCGTAGGAAGTGACCCTGAAACTATGCGTAATCAAATGGCTCGACAAATGCAGGAACTCTTGAAGAAATTCAAAGATTTAGAGGAGCAGCGGGGGCGTGATACAAAAAATGAGGTTTTATTATTTGTTGGTACTGGGCTTTTTGTTCTTTTGAGTTTGGATGTTGTTGCAAGACTTTCTAGGCGCTAATTATTGAAAAAAATTTTTATAATTTACTTACTTAGCTGCAATATCACTGAAACTCTCTTTTGTATCATTACCGTATTATGCTTACCGCGGCATGTGCTAAAGTTAGGTATACCCTTGGGGTGTAACTAACTTAGCCCACATGCCTACAGTAGTGATATAGGCATAAAATAAGTACCCCCTTTAGGGGGTACTTATTTTATGCACATCACGGTATATTACCCTGGAACACGAGTGATTTTATAACTATTTATTTCCTAGACGCCTCTGCCCGCGTTTCTGTTGTAAGGTCTGGCGGGCGCGTTTTTCTCCACGTGCGGCGCCGCGGCCGCCGCCGCCGCCCTCGCACCCCGCGCCGCTGCCGCCGCCGCCGCCTCCTTTTCCGCCGCCGCCCTTGCGCGCTCCTCCGCCGCCTGCGCCCTTCGCTCCGCCGTCCCCGCGCGCGCCTCCGCCGTCCCCGCGCGCGCCTCCGCCGTCCCCGCGCGCGCCGCCGCCGCCGCCGCCGCTGCCTTTGCGCCCTTCTCCTCCGCCTTTGCCGCCGCCGCTTCCGCCGCCGCCGCCGCCTTTGCCGCCGCCGCCGCCACCGCTGCCGCCGCCGCCTCTTTCTTTTCCTTAAAAGAAATATAAGGGCTTACATTAATGTTGTAATCTTTAAATGAAATTTTCTGAAAATTGATAACGTTTTCATTCGTCGTAAGCTGTATTAATAATTCTATATCAGTATTTATGGTGTAGACATTCTTTTCCTTTAGATTAAACATAAATTTTTCTTCATTATTATTTAATATTTCAGGCATTTTTTCAATTGCATCAAAAACAGCTGCAAGCATATATAATACAGGTTGCCCTGTTAGCATATATAATACAGGTTGCCCTGTTAGGTTGCTCATGTCTAATATAGGTACATAACATATTTTTTTCGGTATTCATATTTCTTTTTATCAAATAAATTATTTAGTTCATCTTTGTCGTTTGGTGTTATATTAGAATCGCTCTCTTTCTTTTCTTTTAATCTCAAAACAAAATGCACTCTTATATTTGTACTTTTTTCAATTGCACCAACTCTTACAGCAGCACTATTATTATCTATATAGTACTGAGGCTCTCCAATACTCATTTTACTTAATTGAATATCTTTATCATGCATTAAATCTGGTTCATTTATAAGAACCTTCGTATCTTTTTCTAATGTTTTTTCCTGTATTTCTGTTTCATTTTTATCCAAATAATCCCCTATAGAATACAAAAAGTATTTTGATTCTTCGCATTCCGAATATGTAAGTAGTAACCGGTTTTCATAACATTTTTGTATTGTTAAACTTTCAAAGAATCTAGGGAGCGCATCTCTCCATGAGGTTAAACTCTTATATTCTTTTCCATAGATATTACCGGAATGAAAAATTTTTTGTATGTTAGTTGGTGTTAAATTTAAATCATTCAATAAGTCTGCTTCACCTTTTACGAGAATCGGAGTATCTTGCATCTCTCCAGAACATGGGCCGCCACCGGGCATCGTATTTTCATTTATATTTATCGACGGACGTACTTTGTTTATTTTATTAAACTTTTTCCTTGCTGCATAGGCAAGTGCTCCAAGCCCCACCGCCGCCGCTGCCACCCCCACCGCCGCCGTCGCCGCCGTCGCCGCCGTCGCCGCCGCCATAGTTGTCGACGTAGTTGTCGACGTAGTTGTCGACGTTGAAATACTTCCACCCTCTAAATTAAACTTATTTACATGAAGAGTAGTTGTAATATCACCGATGATTTTATTATTTTCATCTTTATATTCTGATATATTTTTGCCGCCAACGAGAGTAGTTGTAATTTCCTCCACGATTTTATTGTATTCTTTCTCATATTCTGATACATTTTTCCCACCTCCACTAATTGGTGCTACATCATACTTTACCTTTGACATATAGCCACTTAAGTTACATTTCACATCCTGCGTAACCTCCCTTATAGAATATGATTTACTACCAAGATCTATTAGCTGCAGTTTAGTAACATTTGCAATTTCCCTACTGAATGACCATTCCGTAAAAACATCTCCATATTTCCCTTTAAAATCATTATCATTTTCAACACATACATCACCTGTACCATCTTTATATTTGTCTAAATCATCCTTTTTAATACTAAATACACAAATAGTATAAGGAGAATATTGTTCTAAATCAAAAATGCCAATTCCTTTCTCTCTGCTTGTAATATTCCTTTGTCCACATCGTTCAGGTCGTTCAGGCAACTCATACTTGTTTTCTTTATATATTTCATCTAATTTACTTTTTGAGCTTTCAACGAAAGAAATATAAGAGTTATAATCTTCCTCTTTTGGAAAACGTGTATATAATACATCTTTGATACGCTTATTTAATATGTTTTTAACAGAACTTTTTTTTAAATCTAGGTTAAAATCTTTAAATAAAAAATTTACAGCTTTATCTATATTATTGCGTATATATATGTATATTTCCATAAGAATTATGAATTGTCCTCTATTTGTATAAATAATGTGTGGTTTTACTCCTGTATCCGACTTTATAGTCGAAATAATGTGTGGTTTTACTCCTGTATTCGGCTCTTTTGATAAATCTGTTAGTAGTTGTAATATTATCTTATAGTCCATTTGAATAGTCGAAGTTGAATTTATTTCTTTAACAAATTCATTTAAATTTTCTATTACATATGAGAAATTCAAAATGTTTGTTTTGAAATCATCTATTGTGATATATTTTTGCCCACTATTTGAAATTATATGTGTATTCATTGTTGAATTTACCATCGTTGATAATTGATCATGTATCACATCCTTATTAGTTCCAGAAAAAATTATATCATTTAAAAAATCTGTACTTTTATTTTCAATAGAATAGTTATATCTTAATATTGAACGATTGCATTTTACAAATGATATATCTTTATTTACAAATAGGCCATAACCACGATTCCCGTATCCTTTCGAACTGTATATAGTTTTAAATATGTTGTCTTCTTTACATTCCGCATTAAAATTACAACCAATAAAAATGCCATCGACATTATTTCTCATTCTGTATGGATACACAATTCCACTTGGAGATAAAAGGGTGGGTACACACATGTTTGTTGGACTATTGACTAGACTATTGACTAGACTATTGAGTAATACTAATCCTGCATCTATTTCTCCTTTCGAAAAATTTGACAAACAAAAAATATTGTCCTCATTATTTATTTCTAGCATTGATATATACAAAAAAAGTTCGATAGCTTCATCTTCTTTATTATATACTGAAGTAAATATAAGTGCAACCTTTTTATTAATTTTGCATATGCCTGTACTATCATCTATAGTAAAAATATTCAAATCATATAAATCTCGCAAAACTATTCTTAATTTTTCAGTAGTTTTATTAGTTTTTGGAAAGTTTAGTTTATCTAAGGGAGGTATTATTATAATATGTTGAATAGAGCTATCTAAACATGTAACACGTCTGGATCCGTCTTTATAAATATTTCCGTAATTTCCATTAACCTTTTTTGCCTTTGGCATATGCGGTATTGAAATATTATGCGTTAGTGCAATTGCGTTCCACATTCGTGTTTGTAAATTTATGTATTCTGTAATATATCGACCAAACCTTGTCTTGTCCTTGTATTTTAAATCAAGATTATTAAGTAATGCTATCATTGGATGGATATTGTCGAGTTCTTTATTTATATTGAACATATATTCATTCCGATTTATGATTTTTTTCTCATGTCTCCTATATGTTTTTTGAAATACATCGCTTAAAAAAAATTTCCTGGCAAAACTAGGAACAAATGTTCTCCCCATTTGTTCATTTTTTGCCAAATTATCCATTTTATCTGAAACCGCTTTTATTATATCTGTTTCTCCTTTTCCAGCTGCTTTCATTTTATATGCCTCTTCTTTGCCTGCTTCAATTTGTTCAGCAGTTGCATATTTAAATACACTTACCAAATCTGGACTTTCTGTCCCATGTTTTCTATCAATCGCATTAAGTGTTTTTTCAATAAGGCTATTTGGAATCATTTCAGTTATTTGTGAATCACTTATACCGTTCTCCTTGGCAGCCCTTACAGTTTCACCTGTTTCCTTTAGTATTTGTAATTTAGTTGTTGAGTCTAAATTTGTCCATAATACATCAAATGCACCTTCTTGCGTTGGTGATTGTACTGCAACATTCGCTATTGCGGCCCCACCTTTTGCTGAATTCTTTTTTCCTGAAAAAAAATTAATGAATCCCCCCCCTTGAACGGGAATAAGTGGTCTGTCTGCACCTCCAGCTAATAATGATACGTCTTCTGGTTTACCTCCCTCCATCTACTTCTATAGCTTACGAAAAAGTGCTTTAAGAGAACACATATCTATTTTTAGATATGACTATTCTGGCTCCTATTGGCGATTCTGATATCCAGACACGACGAAAAAGAATACATTGTAAACAGGAACTAATTATTACGAGTTTACAGAAATTTTATGCTGACCGGGCAGATTCAGAAGAAATTCTTCAGTATCTACAAGGGACTTCAACTATTTCACTGAGATTAATTGATTGGTTTGTCACCAACTACGCAAAACAATACAATATATCATACATATTTAATGGTCAAGAGTTTCTTATATATACGAACTATAAGTCGCAATTAAAGGCTTATTCTAAAAAATTATTTGACCCCTTCTGTCGTAGAGAGCGTATTATGTTTCAATTAAACGGTAACAAACCATTTCTAACAACGGTTGGAAAACTAAATTTCTTTCGGTGGGCAATTGAAAAGGGGATTTTAAGATATATCAAAGAAAACTTTTCTAAGATTGAAAAGGAAATGAATACAAGTGCGCGTGAGTTCCAGCGTGTTCGCTCTGAAACAAATTCCACGGAAACATCTAAAAATTCAGATGAAACTGTAGAAACCGTGGAAACAAAATCAATCACACGACGTAGAGCTCGTTTGACAACTACAGAACCTATGCATTCTGCAAAAATGATGGAAAAGCATGAGGTTCAAATAGAGGTGCGGTTCGATTGATTTACCGTGATGTGTATAAGTTACCTCCCCCCCGCACCTATTTTATCTAATGCGCTTACATTATGTGTCCTATAAATAATCTCTGGGTTGTCAAACTTTGGTCGCATGAGATTATACCACTCTGTCAAAGCAACAGGGGTCTTGTCTTCTTCCATGTAACGATTTGTAAAGGTTCTCGCCCGTATTCTCTCAGATTCTGCAATTCCCCTATCCGCCTCCTTAGGCTCATAGACCGCTGAGCGTACTTCACGAACCATATTTCGTGGGTCGCGCGTGGGGTCATAGCGGTCAAAAAATGGGTTGAGAGAAAGATTTGGAGCTGTTGGGTCGTAGGGCTGTGACTGTCTAAAATCACGAATATCACTGCGGCTACTCAAGGGCGCCATATCTTGATAGACAGTGTCCAAACTCACAGGCGCAGATGAGTCCATTTTTGCATATTTTGGATTTGTCACTTCTTCTGTGTTTTTACGCCGCTGAATACGAAAGGCATTTAGAATTTCCGTTTTGAAATCTCTTATAAAAATATTCGTATCGTACGAACCACTTCCAACGCTACCAACATTATCACTATAGGTATTATCCCGATAGAACGCAACTATCGCATCCAAAATACCTTTTTCCTCTCGATCTGTTGCAAGATTCAAAAAATCGTGCCGGTCGGTCTGTGAAGGAAAGAAGTCCATAAGCGCTCCCGTAAAATATAGGCCATTTTTCGTGTCGTATACATCCACAATATTCTTCATAAAGTATTTTATAAAGTCCTGTATCTTTTGTAAATCTTTTGTCAATGGAATTTTCGAATTATCTATGCTAATTCGAAAACGGTCCAAATCATCCGCGCTTGGTATCCGATATGCGTCTGCGGCTTTATCAAAATTCGCAGTTTTTGGTGTCTGTGTTAGAAGGCCTCCCTCTATCCCAAAACGGACAATTCCTGACTGCTGTACCGGTGTTGTTGCATTCCAGCTCTCTACAAATCGCGCATTCACCGTGTCACGTGTATTCACCTCTTTTCGTACTCTCGGTTGGAAATTCCCAGGAGGAATACGTAGTGGCCCCGCAAATTGTGGAGTATAACGTACCTGTGTTTCAGTCTGGTCTCGGTTCTGCATAAGACTATATTCTGGTTCACCGCTTCCCGATGAATTCGGAAATAATTCATATCTCTCCATAGTCTAAAGAGTAAATAGAACATTTGTTTAGGAGGATGTACGTAATTCCCATATTTCATAGGACAGTCAACAGTTTTGATGACACTTTAATACAACAAGTCTGGATGCTTCTCGAGCGGAATGGCACCTTCTGTACTTCCATAGAAACCATTGAGGACGCGCAGGCGTATGCAACGGAGAATGATATACCTCTGAGCGCCCCCCCGGTGGCCGTAAATGGTTTCGTCTTTTTGCTCGTGAAGCAGACCTCATCCCTATTAGACCAGTTTTATACTTGGAATGAAACGCCGCCCGACGAGCAGCCAATGCGCACGGTTTGGCGCCCCTTTTTATGGGTTGTCAGTAGTAATTTGGAAGATGATATCTGGGGGACAAATATATTCTTAAAGGATATTTTTCTCGGAAATATTCTGTCAGCGTTTGACATCATTCACGAATATCTTCAGTTGACCGCTTAGAGAGTTTGCATATATATTCCTATAGGATGAGTAACTCCCGAAATAAAACGCAGCGGCGCGTTTCTTTTGATATTAGCGGAGCCGACTATTCTGTAAATGAGTCTTTAGAAAACATGTTGACTGCAGAGGCAAACAGTGCATACAAACGTCCCTGGCATCGTCTGGATAGGGGGCTACGTCTGAACCGTATTCGTGCTTTTACGGAGTCCATGGCAAAGGCGCGGGGTCTGAAAGAGACCGAGCAGGCTGCTCTACTCAGCATGTTAACCAAGGCGCTCGACCGTAAGGTGTTGAATTCTAAGACCTGTGTGGTATATGATATGGAGAAGGAGGAAATCACTGAGGTTAAGCCGCTCATTATGCACCAAAATGCACAGGGTGAGGTGCTTTTTCAGATTATGGAGCGACGAAATGCAGTCACATTTCGTAAACGCGTAACAGCAGAGGGTGATATCACCGCCCAACCGACCGCATAAGGAAATCATTGTATATATACGTAAGATGGTTACACAAATGCTTCATATGTGTAACGATTTATTGAAGGAATGTGACGAAGAGGCTCCGTGCGCCTCTTATAAGCGGCATATGGATTGCTGGTTACAAGATTTCAGTGATTATATAGACGACTGCTTTCCGCCGGATGAAATTGACACAATTTATCTGGATCCCTGTGTTAGATTTGTCCAAGATATATTACGGTCGTTTATGTTGAGAGATTCGATGTCGAGTGCTTGGGCGGAGCGTTCGACGGAAGAGCGTCTCGCACATGTAGATAGTCTGGCCACCTCAGTCCAAGTTGCGCAACGCACGCCAGAGTGGTATAAACAGTCTAAGAGTCTTTTGACCGCAAGCGAATTTTCCAATATTCTTGGGACTCCTCGTGCGATTTCAAATCTCGCCCTTCAAAAAATCGCCCCGCTCTCTGAGAATCTTCGGCAGAATGTGAAAGCCTGCTGTACGCCTGAAATGGGACCGTTTGATTGGGGTATCCGATTTGAACCTGTAGTAAAACAAGTTCTGGAGCGGATGAACCGTATAAAAATCCTTGAATTAGGGCGTATTGTTCATTCAGAAAATTTGCGTCTGGCTGCGAGTCCCGATGGAATTATTATTGATGCAGATGATATATGCAGAATAGGCCGACTTCTAGAGATAAAGTGTCCTATAACCCGTAAGATAGATGGAACTATCCCACAAGACTATTGGTGTCAGATGCAGATACAAATGGAGGTTACTAATATTGATGAATGTGACTACGTAGAAATGTCATTTGAGTCAGCATACAAGGCGTCCACATATAATGAGATGGAATCTAAAAATATGTCTGCGCCGGAACTATACGATATTGAAACACAACGACCGTTATATTGTGGGTGTATGTGGCTTCTTCAAGACCCGGAGAGTTTAGAATTGAAGTATGTGTACACTCAATCGGAAAGAGATGCAGCAGAGGAGGGGGGTTGGTGTATACAAGAGGTAATTCCATGGCATCTAAAAAGGCTGTTTCGAACGACTGTTGTACGAAATCGCGAATGGTATGCAAGCACACTTGTCAAACAAGAGGAATTCTGGAAACGCGTTGAGGATGCGCGTCAAGGTCTTATTGAGCCATCCACACCAAAAAAGCGCGTTATTGTCCAAGTATGTAAGATTGTCAATGAAACCGTTGTTGAAGCAACTCCTTAATTACAGTGATGTGCTTATCTTCGGCGCATGCCGTTACATACCGCGATGTGCGGAAGTTAAGTACCCCCTTTGGGGGTACTTATTTTGTGCCTACATCGCTACTGTAGGCATGTAGGCTAAGTTAGGTACACCCTTTGGGTGTACCTAACTTTGGCACATGC